CCGATCTGCCTGGTGGCTCGCAGATCAACATCGTGCAGGCTGGCGGTAAAGCCGCCATCACTGGTGCTCAACTGGCTACTGCGCTGTTCTCTGCAGCGCAGAAGATGGACGAGAACAACCTGCCCGAGGATGATCGCTACTGCGTGCTTGCCCCAGCTCAGTACTACAAGCTGGTGCAAACCACCGATGTGATCAACCGCGACTGGGGCGGCCAAGGCGCTTACGCCGACGGCACCGTCCTGAAGGTTGCTGGCATCACGGTGCTGAAGTCCAACCACCTGCCCACCACCAACCGCTCTGCGGTGTCTGGTGAGAACAACACCTACAGCGCCAACTACACCAATAGCGTGGCCCTGGTGTTCAACAAGCAGGCCGTTGGTACGGTGAAGCTGATGGACCTCAAGATGGAACAGACCGGCTCTGACATCCATGCCCTGTGGCAAGGCACGTTCATGGTCGGCTCCATGGCTTGCGGCTCCAACGTGCTGCGCCCTGACTGCGCCATCGAACTCACCTTCACCACCGCGTGAGGTGTCGGGGGCCTTCGGGCCCCCTTTCTTTTCTTAGGTTTAAGCCATGGCAAGCGCTAGGACCACACTGCTAGAGGCCGTCAACCGCGTGCTGCAGATGATTGGCGAGGCGCCGATCAACAGCCTGCAATCGCAGCTTGGCCTGGCAAAGCAAGCACAGGATGCACTGGATGAATCCAGCCGCCGGCTGCAAGCGGAGGGCTGGAGCTTTAACACTGACTACGAGGCAACGCTGGTCCGGGCTAACGACGGCACGATCACCGTCGGCACCAACGTCAGCCGCGTCGTGGTTGACCCATACCTGTTCTCCAGCCTGGAGGTCGTCCAGCGCGGTGCCAAGCTCTACGACCGCCGGGCCAAGAGCTATGTGTTCACCGCTGACCTCAAGGCCAACGTCACCTACATCTTTGACTACGACGATCTGCCTGAGCACGCCAGGCAGTACATCATTGCCAGGGCTGGTCGCACGCTGCAGGAAGCAATCATTGGCTCAGCAGACCTGACCAAGATCAACCTGCAGATTGAGCTAGAGGCTCGGAGTCAGTTCCTGGAGGAAGAGACCCAGCTGTCTGAGCACAACATGCTGCGTGGCAATCCCAACCACACTGGCGTAATACGGACCTACATGCCCAGCCGCGCCATCATCCGCTAGCCATGCCTCTTGTCAGCAGCTCTATCCCCAACCTGATCAATGGGGTCAGCCAGCAGCCTGCGGCGTTGCGGCTGTCATCGCAGGCTGAGTCGGTCATTAACTGCCTTCCTAGCCCCGTAGAGGGCCTCAAGAAGCGCCCACCCTCCTACAACCTGGGCAAGCTGTTCTCTGGGTCCTCAGGCACCGGCCGCCCGTTTGTCAACATCGTCGACCGTGACGGGACCATCCGCTACATGGTCTACATCAGGGACGGGGACATCAAGGTCTTTGACCTGAACGGTGCCGCACAGACGGTCACAGTGCCCGACGGCGTGGGCTACCTGGACATCAATAACGCTTCAGACCCTTCAGCGCAGTTCCGCGTTGCCTCCGTTGCTGACGCCACCTTCATCGTCAACCGCGAGAAGACCGTCAGCATGCTGGACGGCGTCGCCCTGACCAGCTCAGCAGCAGGCACCACCACCACTGCAGTGTTTGCCAGCACCACGGGGGTCTCTGTCGGCATGAGCGTCATTGGCCCAGACGTGCCAGCAAATGCAACTGTCACCGCTGTGAACGCCACCACGGTGACGTTTGCACCGGCAGCCTCAGCAGCTTCAGCCATTGGCCGGCGCTACTCGTTCAACCTGTCTGCTGACTGGGGCACCAGGTCGATGGTGTTTGTGCGCAGCGCGGACTACAACACCACCTACAGCATCACCGTCAACGGCAACACCGTCTCTACCACCACCGTTAATACAGGTGGCAGCCCCAACCCCAGCACCGTGACGATTGCCAGCAACCTGGCCACGTCTTTGCAGTCAGCCCTGGGCGGTGGCTTTACGGTGACCGCAAACGAGTACATCGTGCGGATCACCAAAAACGACGGCGGTGACTACACGCTGGAAGCTACGGACACCAGGACCGCAGAAGGCATCATTGCGATCAAGGGCACTGTCGATGCAGTGACCAGGCTGCCGCTGATTGGCGATCATGGCTTCATCGTCAAGGTGCAGGGCAGCGCCAGTACCAGCTTTGACGACTACTACCTGCGGTTTGAAACCACAGCTGGCAGCGGGTTTGGCAAGGGCGTGTGGCGCGAATGTGCTGCGCCTGGCTCCAAGTACAAACTGGATCAAACGACCATGCCGCACGTGTTGATGCGCAACACAAACGGCACGTTCACGTTTAAGAAGTTCGACTGGTCTACTCGTGTGGCAGGTGACACGATCACCGCCCCAGAGCCCACCTTTGTCGGCAAGCAGATCCAGAACATCAACCTGTTCCGCAACAGGCTGGTGTTCCTGGCTGACGAGAACGTGATCCTGTCTGCAGCGGATAGCTACGACCGGTTCTGGCCAGAGACAGTGCAGACCGTCGTGGACAGTGACCCCATTGACATCAGCACAGGCGGCACCGAGATCAACTTTTTGGTCAGCAGCTTGGCCTTTGCCAACACGCTGCTGCTGTTTAGCCGCCATGGCCAGTTCCGCCTTGACACTGGCATCACAACGCTGGGTTCGCCGCTGACACCAAAGACCGCAACGGTCACGGCGATCACCACCTTTGACATGCAATCCAACGTTGACCCAGTGGGCGTTGGACGCACCATCTATTTCGCCATCCCTAAGGGTGAGTTCTCAGGCCTGCGCGAGTTCTTCCTGCCAGACGCCAGTGGCCCTGTGCCTATGTCTGAGGAGGTGACAGCTGCAATCCCCCGCTTCATCCCGGCAAACCTGGCCACTCTGGCAGCGTCGGTGTCGGAAGAAACTGTCATTGCCATCAGCAAGAACCAGACCGACCGGGTCTACTTCTACAAGTTCTTCTTTGAGGAGGACACCAAGCTGCAGTCGTCCTGGTCCTTCTGGCAGTTCCAGCCCGGCAAGCAAATCATTGGTGCCGACATCCTGGACAGCGACCTGTACCTGCTGTGCCAGTACGGCGACGGTGTCTACATGGAGCGCATTGCACTGCGCCCTGAGACCACTGACACAGGCAGCTCGTTTGAGCTGCTGCTGGATCGCAAGGTATCTGAGGCGGCATGCACGGTGGCAGTAACACAGCCCGCTGGCCTGGATGTGCAGTCGACAATCACCCTGCCCTACCCCATGACCGCTACGGGCACCATGGCCCTTGTAGGCAGGCTTGTGGCTGGCAACACACTGCAGCACGGCCAAACCCTCCAGATCGTGTCAGAGACGCTTACAGGCGGGGCTGGTGGCAACGGAACGATTGTTGTGCGTGGCGACCTGAGCCAAGCCAAGTTCTTTGTGGGTGAGCTGTACCAGATGACGTATGAGTTCTCCACGCCCTTTATTAAGGAACAGCCAGCAGGCGGTGGTGTCGCTGTAGCTGCAGGTCCCAGGTTGCAGCTGCGCACCTGGACCGTGGTATTTGACAAGACTGCTCACTTCCAGCTGCGGGTGACAGCAGAAGGCCGCGATGCCCAGACCTACACGTTTGAGGGCTACACATTGGGCAGCACGCCACTGGGCGCACCTGCCTTAAAACAAGGCCAGTTCCGCGCCCCTGTGATGACACGCAATACAGGTGCCAAGATTGAATTACTCAGCAACAGTCCATTACCGTGCAGAGTGCAGTCCTGCGAATGGGAAGGGTGGTATCACAGTCGTGCGTCACGGATGTGAAGGGGAGCCACCAGCGCCCTGCCACTGTTCGTGACGTCGTTGCTGTGGCTGACGGCATGCGACCAGAGGACGTGGCTGAGGTTAAAGCACAGTCAGGCAGCAGCCCACGGGAAACCATGCTGCACTGCTTCTTTTCCAGCCGTCCGTGCATGGCCATGGTCAGCAGGCACGGCAACGTGGTGGGCGCTTGGGGCGTGATACCAGAGGGCACCAGGGCTGGCCGGATCTGGATGCTGGGATGCCAGGCCATGCTTGACGACCACGGTGATCGCCGGGCATTTCTCAAGGAATCCAAGCTGCAGCTGCGCAAGCTGCACGCTGACTACCCAGTGCTGTTCAACGTTGTGGACGCCCGCAACGTGGTCCACGTCCGCTGGTTGAAGTACATGGGCTTTACCTTTATCCGTAAGCATCCAAACTGGGGGCCAGAAAGCCGCCTGTTCTACGAGTTCGTGAGGATCTAAATCATGTGCGGCCCAGCGGTTCCCATTATTTTTGGCGTTGTCTCTGCCGGCCTTGGCATTGGCCAGCAGGTTGCGGCGTACCAACAGGCGCAGCAAGAGACGGCATACATGAACGCTGTGGCGCAGCAGAACTATCAGTTTGCAATGATGCAAACCGATGCTGCCAACGCCTACGAGAACCAGAAACAAATGATGCAGGAGACCCTGAACCAGCAGAACGCAGAGCTGGCAGGTCTTGCTTACGCAAACGACATCAGCCAGCTAAACCTGCGAATCATGCAAGAGCAGGAGGCTGCAGCACAGAAGAAGCAAGAGACAGGCAAGGCGTTCTTGCAGGCCAAGGGGGAGGTCAGCGCAGCTGGTCGAATCGGCAACACCGTCGACAACCTGATTGCCGACTACTACAGGCAGCGAGCGCAGTTTGACTTTGCGACAGACCGCAACCTGGCCTTTGCCATCAACCAGCAACAGCAGGACAAGCGCGGTGCTGCAGCGAACTACGCGAATCGCATGGCGCAGAACCAGCCGTACCTTAAACAGGTGAACTTAGATCCGATCAGGCCAATAGAACGAGCAGCGCCAAGCGCATTGCCATATGTCCTGGGAGGTGCAAGTGCTG